CTGGAAACTTTTTCCACGATCTTTGGGTGGGGTCCACAACTGGGGCCAACAATTTCAGTCCAATGTTTTTCCCGTGGTCTGCTACTGAGGATCGTGGTGATGCGTGGTATCAGGGTAAAGTTGAGTCGATGTTGCCTTGGCAGCTTGCCCAGGAATATCCGACTACTCCTGAGGAAGCGTTTATTCGTTCAGGTAACCCTGTGTTTGACTTAGATATTTTGGATCAGATGAGTAAATTTGTTCGTCCTGGGATTCAGGGATACATGTGGCGTAAAGGTAACAATGTGGAGTTCCGAAGATGACTTTCACTGTTTTTGAGGAACCTGAGTCTCGGCACGCCTACGTGATGGGTATTGATACGGCTGAAGGGCTAAAACATGGGGATTACAGTGTCATCCAGGTTTTAGATATTAACACTGGGGAGCAGGCCGCTATTTGGCATGGACATATAGCTCCTGACGAACTGGCTGAAGAAGTGCACGCTGTGGGTCTTTACTATTTGGATGCGTTGTGTTGCGTGGAGTCAAACAATCATGGTTTAACAACGATCACCGAGTTGCGTCATTTGGGATATCCGAGATTGTTTCGGCGTCGAGCCCTGAATCAAGTAAACAACAGGGTTTCCCAAGAGTACGGTTGGAAAACTACTAGAACTTCGAAGCCGTTAATGATCGATGAACTCGGTTCGGCGTTACGAAATGAAGAGTTAACGCTTTACGACAAGTATACTGTGGCGGAATTGAGAACTTTTGTTCGTAATGAGCGAGGCGGTATGTCGGGTTCTCCGTTTGATGACCGTGTAATGGCGTTAGCGTTAGCTAATCAGATGAGGAAGTATGCTCATGCTCCTGAGTATGTTGAAAAACATGACGATTATTGGACTATTGATTGGTTTGCCCGTCTTGCTAACAGTAATCATAACCAAAAAGATCCTTTTCAAATAGGAAATAGTAGTATTCGTGGGACACCCTGAAGCAATGGGTAGTCGACTTTATTGGGAGTTTTGATGGGAAGAAACATCGCTCATACGCCTGGTGGCACTATCGATGGTGCTAAAGGGAAAAATGCAAAGATGGAACGTGGTTCAAGCGTTTCAGCTAACCCTATTTGGCGTCCAGGTGGCGAACAGTCACCAGACCAGCGTATGGATAGTCCAAAGTACGCTAACCAAACAGGCGGTTACGGCGAAGTGAGTGGCCGTACTACACCTAAGAATCAGCATGGGATTACCGGCAAAGTAGAACCAGGTAAACAACCTGACCTACGCGGCCACGACGCTGGCTGATTATGGCGGTCCTACAGGATGGGGCCACGTTTGAAGAGTTCACTGAGTACGTCATAAATCGGCGTGGTCAGGTTCCTTTAACGGAATTAAAAGAACTCTATGAACGCCATTTGCGCCTAAAGTCAATCACTGTGTCAACGGGGCAAGGCTACCAGTCGACCCTTCCCCGAGATGAACAGGGTTTAACTAGGCGCGAACGTGAAGCTAAAGTTTATGCTGAAGCTACTGCGTCTGGACGCAACATAGAAAAGCTTCCAGAGAAAGTCCAATTCTGATATGGCCCGCAAAACTCGGCAAGAAAAACTTGAAAGCTACATTGACAAAGTTGGAAAATGTCAGCGTTGGCGTGAACAAGAACAGTACGAGCAGACATGGCGTCGACTTGTCGACATGTACAAAGGCAAACATTGGCCTGCCACGACAGCAACAAAGTCTGATCTGATAGCAGTTAATTTAGCGTTTTCTACTATCAATGTGATAGCGCCTAGTGTTGCAGTCAATTATCCTAAGATAGTTGTTCAAGCTACTAACCCAGAAAACCGTGACCGTGCGGCTTTTGTTGAGGCTGTAGCTAACTATCTTTGGAAACACCACGACTTTAGAACTCCGTTTCGACGTACAGTCAAAGATTTCTTAATCTTTGGTCACGGATGGGTTAAAACGGGTTGGAAGTTTGTTGAACAAGAACAGCAAATCAGTGAAGATGAACGTGAAAGTATGTTCAATTCTGCTTTAACAGAGTTGGATGCTTTTGCGCTGGAAACACCAGAACTGTCAAATGATCTGCCGTCAGAAGAAGATGTAGCAGCAAATATACCTTCTACCGTTATGCGAATTGTGGAAGATCAACCCTTTGTTGAACGAGTTTCTCCTTTCGATATGTTCGTTGACCCTGCAGCTACATGCATTGAAGATGCTCAGTGGATTGCACAACGAATTAATCGACCTTTAGACGAAGCGAAGAACGACCGTAGATATAAAGCTTCGGCTCGGCGACGACTTTCAGCTAATTCTGATTACAGCGAAGATATATACGCTATGTCTGATGATCGTTGGGAGTTTCTCGATGATCAAGTAGTAATTTGGGAATACTACGACATCATGGCTAATACTGTCGCTGTTTACGCTGAGGGTTCAGATGAGTTTCTTGTGGATCCCGTTTCAATGCCTTACGCCTATGGTCATCCTTTCACAATGCTGCGAAACTATGATGTTCCAGGCCAGTTCTACCCAATCGGCGATTTAGAATCAATCGAATCTTTACAGTTGGAACTCGATAAGACACGTTCTCAGTTGATGAACGACAGAAAGCGTTACGCCCGAAAGTATTTATATCACGAGCGATCTTTCGGTCCTGAAGGACGTGAAGCTTTAGAATCTGAAGAAGATGGGCGGATGGTTCCCGTCGTAGACGAAAACCGTCCTTTGAATGAGGTTGTTATCCCGATGCCTCAGGTGCCAATTAGCCCAGAAATTTACGCTTATTCCGATATTATCGAACAAGACATAAATACAGTCTCAGGTATTTCGGAATATGCTCGTGGAGCTATGCCCGAGATACGACGCACGGCTACTGAAGCGAGTATTATTGCTGACGCCCAGAATGCTCGGGCCGCAGATAAGTTAGCTATTGTCGAGTTAAGTATTTCCAAGGTTGCTCGTCGAGTTCTGCAACTCATGCAACAATTTATGACAGGCGAACAAATGGCCCGAGTTACTATTCAGGGCGATGATATGTTTCTCAACTATTCGAGAGATGATATTACTGGAGAGTACGATTTTTCGGTGCAAGCAGGATCTACTCAACCTTTGAATGACACTATACGAAAGCAGCAAGCAATTAGTCTTTTGAATGCTGTCGCTCCTATGGTTGGTACTGTTATAGATCCACAAGCTCTTGCGGTGCATGTTTTGGAATCTGGTTTCGGAATCAAAGACCCAGAAAAATTCCTTATGCAAGCCCCTGATCAAGCTGTGGCAGCAGAAGAAGGTCAAATTCCCCCAGAGGGAGAAGCTCCGATGGCACCACAGCCGGTAGATCCTGGCATTATGGCTCCGCAAGGAGGAGCTTTTGCTCCAACGGGTGGAATACCTCCCGAGTTGCTTTTACAGCTACAAAACCAGATGGGAATGGAGTTACCTTCACTCTAAGTGGGACACCCCTGCGGTTACGTTTGAGCAACCATTTAGGACTCGTAGGAGGGGCTTGTGCCCGAGATAGAAGAAATGGTGGTCGAGGAACCAGTCGATTATGACACTCCAGACGCCACAGATGAAGTTTTACAAGAACCTGGTGAGCTATATGCCGTCAAAGTTGATGGCGAGGAACAGCAGGTCAGTTTGGAAGAGCTTCAAAACGGATATCAGCGTCAAGCGGATTATACCCGTAAGACGCAAGAAATAGCCGCTGAAAAGGAACGGCTTCAGCAAGCAGAAGCAATCGTTTCTGCCTTAGAGGCAGACCCTAAAGCCACGTTAGAGGCGCTAGCGCAAACGCTAGATGTTTCTGTGGATCTAGGTAGCGATAATTTTGAGGATGACGAATATCTTGACCCAACGGAAAAGAAACTTCGACTACTTGAAGCCAAAGTCGAACAGCAAGAAGCTGTTGAACGTCAGCGGTCAGTGGAACGTGAAGTTCTAAATCTACAAGAGCAGTACGGAGAGTTTGATAGACGAGAACTGTTAAATCATGCGGTAAAGCACAAGATCGCGAATCTTGATGCAGCATACGCACATTGGCAGTTCAACGATGTCAAATCAACGGCAGATAAACTGCAAGAAGAACGCAATATCACAGATAGTAAGCGTTCAGCAGCAGCCGTTGTTACAACTGGAGGGTCAACCCAAGCGGGAACCCAAACTCAGGCTCCGAAATCTGCTAATAGCATTAGAGAAGCGTTCGCATTGGCAAAAGAACAATTAGGCACTTAACCTTTACCTTTAGGAGTAATTTCAAATGGCTGGTAACAGCAATTTCGATGAGATTCTGACTACGACTCTCAACAATTACGTTCCCAAGCTGGTTGACAACATCTTTTCGGCTCGTCCACTGTTCTATGCGTTGACAAATTCGTCAACAATGCGAACAGTTAGCGGTGGCGCAAAGATTGTTGTTCCAATCATCTATGGAGCGAACTCGACCGCTGCTTCGTACAGCGGAACCGACACTATTGACACTACGGCTCAGACAGGCATTTCGGCTGCTGAGTACGACTGGGGTCAATATGCGGCTACCGTAACGATCAACGGCATGGAAGAAGCCAAAAACAACGGCGAAGCTCAAATTATTGACCTTCTCGAAGGCAAAATCTTCCAAACCCAAGAATCCATTATCGAGAACATGAACGAAATGTTCCACGAGGATGGTACTGGCAACACCAATAAAGACTGGAACGGACTCGAAAACATCGTTAACGACTCCGCTCTTACAGCTAATACGCTTGGTGGCATTGACCCGTCGGTTTCAGGCAACGCGTTCTGGAAATCGTCATGCACAACAACTGCAGGGTCTTTGACCTTGGCGAAACTAGCCACACGCTACAACGCCGTGTCAGTCGGTAACGACCAACCAACAATAA